AAATGAGTACCGTAAAGGCTATTGCGGGGCCTACCGGGGATGAGTTTGAACAATTAAAACAAAAAGCCATGGACATGGGTGCTAAAACAAAATTCACTGCGACTGAAGCCGGTAAAGCCTTTGAATATATGGGCATGGCAGGCTGGAAGACGGAAGAAATGCTTGGCGGGATTGAAGGCGTTATGAATCTTGCGGCTGCATCTGGAGAAGACCTTGGGCTTGTTTCGGACATTGTGACCGACTCTATGACAGCCTTCGGTATGCAGGCAAGTCAGGCTGGACACTTTGCCGATGTGTTGGCTGCGGCTGCCACTAATTCTAATACTGATGTCGGGAAGATGGGCTATACCTTTAAATATGTAGCTCCTCTTGCAGGAGCATTAGGATATTCCGTTGAAGATGTCGGCGTAGCCGTTGGGATGATGGCTGATGCCGGGATTAAGGCAGAGCAAGCAGGCACCTCGTTAAGAGCGGTATTCACACGAATGGCCAAGCCGACAAAACAGTCAGCACAGGCTATGAACGAGCTGGGGCTTAGCCTTACTGATTCTACGGGTAAAATAAAGCCGTTTAACGAAATGATGGGCGAAATGCGCGAAAAGTTCAAAGGGCTTTCGCAAGATCGGAAGATTGCTCTTGCTGGGATGTTAGCCGGTACAGAAGGCATGTCAGGGCTATTGGCTATAGTCAATGGATCTGACCAAAAGTTTGACCAGCTTACAGATGCTTTGAACAATGCCGACGGGGCCGCAAAGAAAATGGCGGAGACGAAGCTGGACAATCTTGATGGGGAGCTAACACTACTCAGCTCCAACTGGGAAAGCTTAATGCTGACCATCATGAAAGACCCTGGCGGAGGTATTCGCGATGTGGTTCACGGTATTAATAGTGTTCTTACTGATTTTAGCGATTCGGTAAAAGAGCATGGAATGGGTATAAGGGCTGTTTTTGATGGAATTACATCAGCTATAAAATCGTTGGTAGCAGAGGCACGTGAATTGAACGGCGTGAAATCAGTAGTTGCTGGGGCTATCCTTGGCGCCGGTGCACTTGGACTATTTAAAGGTGCTAAGCGACTTGGCAGGTTATTTAGAGGGAAGACAGGGTCCCCTGCTGAAGTGGGTGGCGGCGATTCGGTCGGAGAAATGACCGTTAATGCGGCGGTCGTGTATCTCACATCAGGCAATCCGTTGAATGGAATGCCCGGAAAGGGAAGCCGAGGCAAAGGGAGTAACGCGAAGTCCTCTAAGGGAATTCCCAACGAGCCGCCATCGATAAAGAAGGTTCCCGAAGCTCAAAAGCTTGGCGGTTTTGCCAAACTCGGTAAGTATGCAAAAATATTTGGTAAAATCGCGGCTCCGTTAGCTGTTGCCGGTGGCATTTATGATATTGCAACGGCTGGCGAAGGAAACTATGGAAAAGCAGCAACTCGAGTAGGTGCTGGGTTTGCCGGTGCAGCGGCTGGAGGAAAAGCCGGAGCTGCTATTGGCGGGGCGGTAGGCTCTGCTGTTGGTGGAGTCGGGGCTGTGCCCGGAGCAGCAATCGGAGGGCTTATCGGCGGTATCGGAGGTTTCCTTCTTGGCGATTCATTTGGAGAGGACTTGGCCAACGCAATTAATTTTGATGGGATTAAAGCCGAGGCCGACAACACATGGGAATGGATTAAAAACGGGATGAATGGCGTTATTAATTTTGCTGTGGGGCTTGGGGCTACTATTCTTGATATTGTTTGTCCTGGATGGGAAGAAGGATTGGCACAAATTCAGAACAATTGGGAGAACCTTAAGTCCTCCGTAGGGTCTGTTCTTAGCGAAATTGCATCATCAGCATCTGATGTGGCTAGTAGTATTGTCGGATTCTTCTCTGGAGCTGTTGATGGGATTATGTCTGCGTTTTCTGGCCTTGTCGGATGGTTCAGTTCAAACGTCTGGGAGCCTTTAAAGGCTCACGCATCTGATGCACTTTCGTTTATCAGCTCTTGCATATCGTCTGCGGTCTCTTCTATATCGGGGATTCAGGGACGTGGACAGAGCATTACGGGTTTACCCCACAACGCTACAGGCGATGTCCATTTTGGTGGTGGATGGACTGAGATAAATGAACGTGGCGGTGAAATTGTCGACCTTCCGAATGGCAGCCGAATTTATCCTCATGCGACAACAGAACGTATGCTTACCAATGCCATTGGTGATAATGCGGGGGCTACATCGTTGACGGTCACCGGGAATACTTTTATTGTTCGTGAAGAGGCTGACATTGATAAAATTGCTCATCATTTATACAGTCTGTTTAATCAGGCTGAAAGCAATTACGGGGGGATTTAAAGTGAGTAAATTAAGTGGACTTGGACGCGCGCTATCTCTTTTATCCGTTGCTTTTGGCGGCATGGGGAGAGATTATCCGAAATATATATTAGAGTCACAAGGGGAACGACTGGTCCTTCCCGTGACTCCTGACAACTATAGTCTTACCAATGGGCAAGATAATAAGGTTATTAATATTACTCAAGTCGGGGAGGCTCTCCTGTTTGGAAATCCGAAACTGCGCACCTTGTCGTTTAGCGGCTTTTTCCCTGCTAGAGATTATCCGTTTACTGTAGGCGATAGAAAAAGCCCTGATGCATGTGTAGCGCTTCTTACAAAATGGATGGAAGCTAAGGCCCCTATTCGAGTTATCATTACGGATAGCCCTATCAATCTAATGATGGGGCTAATGTCCTTTCCTTATAAAAAGAAGGATCCTACAGGAGACATTTATTTTGACGCGTCGTTCACAGAGTATAAAGACCTTAATACTCAAGCAGCAGGAAATGATAAGCCGCTCGATGAGTCTACAGGATTAAAAGATCGTCCCGATGCGTCTATAAGGCCTAAAACCGCAACACTATTTAGCCGCGGGGCGGACGTGTTGGATGCGGCTAAAAAGGCCTATGGAGATTATAAGCATTACGAACGAATCATCCAATCAAACGACTTGAAGAACCTAGCTATTAATAATTTAAGCCAACTCAGAAAGCTTAAGGTGTAGAGATGATTATAAAGCATGTGGGAACCAAAACTGTAAAAGATGAAAAAACAGGAGAAGACAAGCAAGAGCCTGTTGAAAACGATATCTCTCATTTAGTAGTAAAGTCTTCTTGGTCAGGGGCTAGAATTCAGGCTGCTAGAAAGCTGGAGTTTACCTACGTACAAGAGCCTAGAGACCCCAATTGGCCTGTATATCCTATAGAGATTGGTCAGACTATAAAGGGATATACTGAGGACGGGGCGCTTTGTTTTGTGGGAAACATTTACACGACAGAGAGAAAAACGAAAGACTCTACCATTTCGGTTTTGTGTTATGACAACTTGTTTATTCTTAGCAAATCAAAGACAACACGTAAATTCACCAACCTGACAGCTGAGGAAATCACGAAAGCTGTTTGTGGAGAGATGGGAGTGAAAGTCGGGAATCTTGCTGATACGAATGGCCATAAAATAACCTTCATTGCCACTAACAAGTCGGGCTACCAAATTATTATGATGGCCTATACTGAGGCGGCAAAAAAGACAGGCAAAAAGTATCAGACACTTATGAATGGGGATTCTCTTGATGTTATTGAAAAAGGGTCTTTAATTAAAGACTTTATAATCAACCAATACAGTAATACGATGGATTCCTCATATAAAGAATCGATTGAGAATATGGTAAATAAGGTCATGATTACAGACGACAAAGGAAACCTAATTCGTTATGAATCTCATGACGATGAAATTAAGAAGTATTCAATGATTCAAGCCGTATATAAAGAAAGCAAGAATAAGGATACGGCTGATGAAATAAAGCAAATTTTCAAAAAGCCTGAACGGTCAGGGGTTCTTGAAGTCATCGGAGATTATCGCGTTATTTCTTCATATTCTGTTGAAATACAAGATGTCATTACGCAATTATCAGGCAAGTTTTGGATCAAGGCTGATACGCATACATTTGAAAGTGGGCAGCATTCCATGAAACTTGAAATTGAATTCGAGAATCTTATGAAGGAAGAAAAAATAGAAAAAGAGAAGATAAGTAAGTCTAAGGGTTCTCACAAGAAGCAGAAACAGTAGCCATTGTAAAGAGGTGAGTTTTAATTGAAAGAGATTCCTAGCGCGGGGCATTCAATGGCAAAAATGGTAGATGCAATCCACGGAATTGCTCAGGGGGAATTGCCTCAAGGTCTGATGATAGGGGTCGTTATAAGTCCCTATCCTAATCTTGAGGTACAACTGAACAACATCGTTTTAACGAAAGAGCAAATTTATTTAAATGATTATTGGAAGCCTGGGCATCACAGAGAAGCCGAAGGACACATTGTATCAGCAACGCAGAATCGTGCCGGTGGGGGTGGAGAAGCAGCATATGCCAGCCATAATCACGATATCGACAATGACTATACCGATACGATTAATATGACGGACACGTTAAGAATTGGCGATGAAGTCACTGTTATTCCGGTATATGGACAAGAAGCCCAACTTTATTATGTTGATGCAAAGGTGGTGAAGCTATGAGTCAAGAGTTTCCCTTTGTGGGGGGTACGAATGATATTCCGTATTCGGAAAATTTGCCGATGTTCACCGAATATGACTGGGATTTTGAGTTGGACCGCTTTAAAACTGATGATACAGGAAAGCGTATGCATTTGACGGGAGACAACGCCTTGAAGGTTTGGGTTTATAAAGCGTTAAAGACCGAGCGCAATCAGTATCTGGCGTACTCCACTCGATACGGGATTGAGTTAAAGCCGTTTATCGGCAAAGTTATGTCGGTCGGCGAACAATTTAGTGAGTTAAAACGGGTGGTTATTGAGTGCTTAATGGTTAACCCGTATATCAAAGCCATTAACAGCGTAGAGTTCTCTCAATCAGGAGACAAGGTCGATTGCGCGATATCGTTAACCACTATATACGGAGGAATCAATATTAATGTTTAAGATCTTAAATGCAGATGAAATACTCCAGAGTCTACAGCTACAGTGCTCATCGTCGCTAAGTAAAGTTGAGGGCACTTTTGAATACGATGTATTTTCATCCAATGCGATAGAATTTATGAAAACCTATGTAGAGTTAGGAGAATTATACAAGGTAGCATTTGGGAATACGGCTTACGGAGACTTCTTGACTCAAAAGGCTGCTGAGGCTGGCGTTATACGTAAAGACGCAACGAAATCAACCGGACAGGTAACAGTGACGGGAAAAGGGCGGTTACCAATGGGAAGCCAATTCGCAACTCAAGATGGGGTCTTGTTTGAAACTGTTCGAGAGGAAACAATAAACGGCGTCTCAGTAGTACCGATTAGAGCTGTTGAAGGTGGGAAAGAAGGAAATGTCGGTAGTAATACTATTACAGTCATTCCCTTGTCGATCCCTGGAATGATAAGCGTAACGAATGCCGATTCTACTACAGATGGCTTTGACAAGGAAACGGACGAAGAATTGCGTAATCGCTATTTTATTCATGTGCGAACACCGGGGACGAGCGGAAACAAGTTTCACTATTATGAATGGGCAATGTCCGTGCCGGGGGTGGGAGCCGCAAAAATTCTACCTATCTGGAATGGACCGGGAACAGTAAAGGTAATTGTGGTTGATAGTAATTTCTCTACGGCGTCAGAGCAGCTTCTTGGTAAAGTGCGTAGTTATATCGATTCCGTTCGTCCTTTTGGGGCGATAGTTACTGTTGAAACTGCTATGACGAAGAAAATTAACATATCTGCACATGTAGAAGGAAGTTTATTTGATGTTATAAAGTTTAAAACAATGCTTTTAGAGTACTTTGTAAATCTTGAAAAAGCGGTTACTGTTAGCGACGTTGCTGTGAAAGTATCTGCCTCTAAGGTGGGCAGTATGATATTGGCTTCAGGGGCTGAGGATTACGATTCGCTTACGCTAAATGGAATGACAGCTAATATTCAGCTTCAAAGCGGCGACATACCTGCTGTAGGAGAGGTGACTATTACATGATCTTTAATTTGCTTCGTACTTACAAGGTAGACCTCTTGCGATACTTACCCAAGTTCCTAGCCAATGATAAAGATTTCAACGCTACACAAACCGCCCTTAGTGAAGAACATGAGCGACTAAGACTTCTCATTATTGATATAGCTAAGCAGTTGTTTGTAGAAACCGCCACATGGGGGCTGGACGATTGGGAACGTGTGTATGGTGTCCAGACAAATAAAAAGGAGAGTCTAGATACTCGGCGTTCTCGATTATTAATGAAAATAAAGGGAGCGCAAACAATCACCCTACAACGAATGAATGAGTTGCTTAATTCAGTGGTTTTAACTGGAGACGCTCATATCATCGAAAACACCATGCCCAATCAGTTCACCGTGGGGCTGGATACGGTGGCAGCCATTAACGAGGTGCGGCGAGTTGTTGAAACATACAAACCGGCGCACCTTACCTATTTAGTAGCACATACAATAAGCAGTAACGGCAGGCTGTATTCAGGAGGTGCTGTTTGTATGTGCGATAACATTCACATATTGTCTGCGGTTAGCGACAAGGCAATTAATTCTAATGCGCAAAATTATATAGCGGGCGCAGTTGGCGTGTCGACTAAAGAACATTATATAGGAGGTATTATATGAGCGAGTATGCACCGGTTATCACAACTGTTGCCGGAAATATGTTGATAACAGAGGCAATACAGAAGAAAAAGCCTTTAGTATTCACTAAAATCGGAGTTGGAGACGGATTAATTGATAGTGAATCAATCGAATTGCTGACAGGCCTTAAACACCAGATCCTTGAGTCACCTGTGACGGATAAAAAATTACATAAAA